TTAAAGAAGTGGGTGAATGGTGTGGATCCAATTAGATATGTGAAAGAACATACTCTAAAGGGTGATCGTGGTGACGGTGTACCTAATTTCTTATCTCCAGACGATACATTCGTCAATGGACTAAGGCAAAAACCTATTAGTAAAAAGAAATTAGACTACTGGATTGATAGTGATCCAAAAGGTTTCTGTAACGAATATCAGTTCAGAAACTATCAACGAAATCAGCGACTTGTTGATTTCGACTATATACCTAAAGAGATAGAAGAAAGTATTTTGTCAGAGTTTACCAATTTGAAAGAAACAGGTAGACATAAAATACTGAACTATTTTATTAAAAATAAACTAAATGACTTAATTGGTCAAATACAGGAGTTTTAAAAATGGCATTTGATGAAGAAGGAAAGTTTGGACCAACCCTAACATTCCATGAAATATTATTAAAAGTAAACAACGCAAAAGACAAACCTAAAAAGTTAAAGGTATTACAGCACTACAATACAGCTGAATTAAGAATGGTATTGAAGGCTGCATTTGATCCAAATATTAAGTGGTCACTACCAGATGGTGAACCACCATATAAAAAGAATGATGCACCAGAAGGTACAGAACACACCTTTTTGAAAAGAGAAGCACGAAGACTATATCATTTCATTGAAGGTGGTAATCCAAATTTATCGCAGAATAAACGAGAAGCAATGTTTGTTCAGATGTTAGAAGGTCTATCCACTGTGGAAGCAGACTTATTAATATCCGCAAAAGACAAAGCATTAAACAAAAAATATAAGGGTTTAACTGCAAATTTGGTAAAAGAAGCCTTTGGATGGAATGATTCTTTTATGAAAAAGTAAGTAAAATCAACACTTTTAGGTGCGACAAAATGTGCCAACTTTATGCTTGACTTATCTGGTATAATTTGATATGGTATAGATATGAAAAACAGATATAAGATTGTGTACAAATATCACGGTGACGACTATTCTTTAATGACAGTTGACACTTTTGGTGAAGCAAAAAGAATCAAAGATTTATTAATCGAAGGTCATCTTGTTTCAGAAATTAAAATATTCGAAACTGTGGATAACAGATGTGTATTCAATGCAATTAATCTTATTGACATGAAGGAGGTCGCATAATGAGTAAAGTGAAAGAATGGTTATATGATGTTGTTGAAGAAAAGATTAACATCTTAAAGAAGGCATATAAAGATGAAATTGTCACTAAAGACGAGGCAATCAATCATATTATGCAAATTCAAAATATTGATGTTTGGGTTGGTGATCAGATAGATTATTCTATCGCTTCTGAAATCCTTGACGGTGAAATGGTAGGTGTTTATGCTTAAATTCAAATGTACTTGGTTATCAGGTTATGGTGGACTAGATGGTTCATCAATGAATTTCTCTTTCAATGAAATTAAAGATTTCAACTTAGATGCCTATATGGGTGATGAGTGGGAAAGAGATTTCAAAATGTTAAACGTAGGTGAAGAATTACTTGTCAGTGGTCCAGATGGACTTGAAGAAGTAAAATACGAGAGGATTGCCTAATGCATAAATGGGTTGCAAATACAGTTCTTACTGCCATTATTCTATTTTTCTTTGTGATATTTTGGGAACTGGCACTAGGTAAAAATGCCAAGGCACAAACTTACAATGAAGCTGTTCTTGGTCATGTTATTACAGAGAACATTCGTGGTGGAATTGACAACGAGGCAGTAATGAACGCAGAATTACAACGTGCCGCCTATATGTTTGCAATTCAGTCTATTAATATACTAGAATCTTATCTACCTTCAATTTTAGATGGTGTGAAAAGAGATATGGAAATACAAGTTGAGGAGAAATATAAAAATGTTATCACAGATTAAATACAAAACAGAACAATTTTTACTAGAGTTCAATCGCAGATATGATGGTGTCAAAGTAATGTATTTGGCATTATTAATATTACTATCAACTGCCTTTCTATTAACAATGATTGATAAAGAACCTAAAAAAGATATTGCTTTTGAACAAATGATGACAGACCTTGCAATTATTGAAAATAATATTGATAAAATTCAATCAAATTTAGATGATATTATAGAAGCATTAGAGAAACAAGATGCCAACAAATAAGAAAAGAAGTAAAAAGTTTAAAGAAGAAGTACCTGAAATACCTTTTCTCTATGATTATTATCTAATCTATTGGGAAGATATTCAGAGTGACAGCTCTTGGAAAGATATGAAAGATATTCAATCCATGAAACCTGCAATCTGTGTGTCAACAGGTTGGTTAGTAAAGAATGATCGAAAAGTTCATATTCTGATGAGTGACTATACTTACACAGAAAAAGGTGAACTAGGTGAAGGTGGTAATGTGACAGTGATACCTACTAAAAATGTTATACAAAAATTTAAGATAGAGGGACTTTGAACAATAACAATTTTTATATAGGAACATTTCTTGCCATTCTTATTATCTCCATTCTATACCACGGTTATGGTAGGGCAGATGTCTATTATCCAAAAGACACAGACTTAGATTGTCTGGCACAAAACATTTATTTTGAATCAAGGTCAGAATCACAGGCAGATCAAATCGCAGTTGGTCAAGTAGTTTTAAATCGTGTCAAAAGTCCAAAATATCCAAATACGGTTTGTGATGTTGTAAGACAAGGACCAACATATAACTGGACAGAGAACTTTCCTGTCAAACACAAATGTCAGTTCAGTTGGTATTGTGATGGTAAATCAGATAACATAAGAGATATTAGTGCCTGGAGATTGGCAAAATCTATTGCAGGTGTTCTTTTATCAATGCCTGATATGGTTCCAAATGTTGTGGAAGATGCAACACATTATCACGCTCATTATGTAAAACCTCATTGGGCATCCAAATTAGAAAAAGTAACAAGAATTGATGGCCATATATTTTATCGAATAAATGAATAACCCAATAGGCAAATATCTAGTTCACTCCTATATCTATTATCAATTAGACAATTCTGTAATCAGTGATGGTGAATACGATAAACTAGCAAAATACATATTAGAACATTGGGATGACCTTGAGCATCCACATAAACATCTAATTTCCAAAGATGCCCTACAAGCAGGTACCATGTTATTAAAAGATGATGAATATCCAACAATAGTTAAAGATACTGCCAGAATGATAAAAAACAATAAAATAAAGATTGACAATGAACAACAAATATGATATAATACAAACACAATGAACGTATTTTACCTAGATAAGAATCCTAAAACTTGTGCCGAGATGCACTGTGACAAACATGTGGTGAAAATGATTGTTGAGTATGCTCAAATACTTTCCACTGCCCATAGAATGCTTGATGGTACTAAATATATAGGTACTTCCAAGAACGGAAGAAAGATAACCAGATATAAACTATCAGATAACTTAGAAAACATTGTTTACAAAGCATGTCATTTTAATCACCCTTCGACTGTTTGGGCTCGTACTTCTTCTCAGCATTATGACTGGTTGTATGAATTGTGGCGTGAACTATCAGCAGAGTATCGACATCGATATGGAAACCAAAAAGGCAAAGATCACTCCAGCTGGACGTTGCTTGGTGACATACTAAAAACAACTCCCAAGAATTTAGAAGACAAAGGTTTTACAGAACCACCACAAGCAATGTCACATTATCCAGAATGTAAAGTTGATGGTGATTCTATTCAAGCATACAAGAACTACTATATAATCGCAAAGAAAGAATTTGCAAAATGGACAAATCGACAGATTCCAGAATGGTACACACATGGTATTACAACAGAAACTATTTGAAATCGTAACAAACTATAATTATACCGAAGATGGTTTTGACTTAGATTCTCACTTCATTGATAACTTAGGATTTGATAGTTTAATGGTAGTAGAATTTATCATGGAAATGGAAGATAAATTTGATATAGAGATTAATGATGATGAAGTGGCAAGTATTGCCTATGTGAAAGATGCATTAACTTTATTGGAGAAAAAATTAAATGCCAACGTATAGATTTAAAGACCACAATACAGGTAAAGTGTGGGAAGAATTAATGATGATTGCAGAAATGGAAGAATTTACGAAACAGAAACATATTGAATTGTTACCACCAACACAAATGAATATTGTTTCAAGTGTTGGTACACTTGATAGTAAAACAGATTCTGGTTGGAAAGAAACACTGTCTAAAATCAGTGAAAAACATCCAGATTCACCATTGGCACAACGTTATGGACCTAAAGAATCCAATGCAAGAATAAAAGCAAGAGATGTTTTAAAGAAACACAGAAAGAGGGCACTATAAATAATTAAGTATCTGCCCGAAGAATATCGAAGAGCAAAAGTAGGGTAAACTTTGCCTGAAAGTCAGCTGTTATCGATACAGGACTAGATAAAGGCCCAACTTCTTAGTTGGGCCGCACAAAGGATAAAGATGGCAAAAAAGAAACTTGGAATCTCAGACAAAGACCTAGTCAATATCAAACCAATCACTGAAAATCAAAAACGTGCCGCTCAGGCATGGAAAGACGGCAAACATTTATTTCTCTATGGAGTTGCAGGTACGGGTAAAACATTTTTATCTTTACATATGGCACTGAAAGAGGTACTCAATGACAAGACAGATCAACAACGTGTCTATCTTGTAAGAAGTTTATTACCTACCAGAGATATTGGTTTTCTTCCAGGCGATGAAGAAGACAAAGCATTTTTATATCAAATGCCATATCAAAACATGGTACGATTTATGTTTTCAGCACCAACTGAAAATGCATTTGAAAGATTATATGTTGACTTACGTAATCAAGGTACCATTGAATTTTTATCTACTTCTTTTCTAAGAGGTATTACCATAGATAATGGTATTATTATTGTAGATGAATGTCAGAATCTTAACTTCCACGAATTAGATACAATCATTACAAGAGTTGGACAGAACAGTCGAATTATATTTTGTGGTGATTTTCAACAAACAGACTTAAACAAGACTGCTGAGAAAAATGGTATCTTTGACTTTCAAAGGATTCTGTTTGAAATGGGTGAGTTTGAGAATATCGAATTTGACTTAGGTGACATCGTAAGAAGTGGTTTCTTACGTAATTATCTAGTAAACAAAATAAAGTTAGGATTGCACTATGACCAGACTTAAAGACCTAAAACAACTACACAAATACTATAAAAAGAAAGTAGAAGAAATGGAACGTGATAGAGATATCGATCGTTCATCAGACATGTGGAGAATTTTAAGAGACCACAAGAAACTTAAACTTTATTATAAAACGGAGATAGCAAATGCAAAACAATTGGATTAAATGTTTAGAAACAATACTACACCACGAGGGAGGTTACGTCAATCATCCGAAAGACCCTGGAGGAGAAACAAATCTAGGCGTCACCAAGAGAGTTTACGAAGACTTCGGTGGCACAAAAGATATGAAAGATTTGACGAGAGAAGATGTTGAACCAATCTATAAAAAGAACTATTGGGATAGAGTAAAGGGTGATGATTTACCTTCTGGTTTAGACTTGGCAGTCTTTGATTTTGGTGTCAATGCAGGTACAGGTCGAGCTGCAAAATATCTACAAACAATGATTGGTACTGTTGCCGATGGTGGTATTGGACCTAATACTCTTGCAAAATTAAGTGAGTATGTAAAAGAACATGGATTAAAAGAAACCATTGAAAACTATTCTAAAGCAAGACAAGAATATTATGAATCATTATCAACGTTTGATACTTTTGGTAAAGGTTGGACTAGACGAGTTAATGAAACTAACGAATTAGCATTGGAGATGATTAACTATTGACATTTTAGTTAAAGTGTGATATAATTATATTATGTTTAATCATTTAGAACCAGTACAATTACCAGAATTAAAAGCGAGAAACGTAGATGGCAAAAGATTCTATGAAACCGAAAACGGAGA